ACAACACTGGATCAAGACACGCTCGAACCCTTAGATTTCAGCGTCACTGGTTCCTTGATGATCGAAGGGGAACAGACACCCATCGGGTTGTCGTCTGCCAACTTTGACCGGGTGTTCGATGAGTTGTTATATTGGACTCGCCTCATTGATTCTGTTGACGTAAAATTTACCACTGTAATGTTTACCAATTGAGGTCACCATGAAATCAACCATCCTCGACTACATTCTCGCAATCGCCATCGGCCTCTGCCTGACAATGGCGGCACTGGCATACTTTGACGTTCTAACTAAGTGAGGAAACCATGACCGGAACTAATGCACCATGTAAACCCCAATTTGAGGGTCAGATTGTGAAATTTAAATCGCCACACGCCAATGTCACCCTGTACGATATTGCTAAGGTAAACCCACGTTACGGGTATCTTGAATGGTGGGCGTTGAACGATCCCACGGACGATCAAAAAAAATCGGCTATGATGCCGAAAGCCTAACAGGTCAACTGATAGCCTCTGCTGGGGGCTATCGGGTGCGCTGTTGCACCGATTCAACTTGCAAAGGATTAGCACATGATCGCCATTCACACAAAATATATCGGCCCAACGAATACCCGTGGGTCAAGAATCAAAGCCTATACGACAGGCTGGGGCCAGCGTCTGGGATTCTCAGCCACGATCCCATACGATCACGCATTAGATGGCGTGGCTGTGCACTTCAAGGCAGTCAAAGCCTTAATTCAGGAAAACGGGTTAGAGTGGAACACTGACGGGATGCGGTATGGTGACAGCGCAGACGGCAAAGGTTATTCGTTTTGTTTTGACCACTCAAAGGTGGCAGCATGACTGATCCGTACTGGCCTTTCCCGACTCAACCCCTGAAACCCTACCAAGACCCCAAGGGTTTTGTACCTTTCCCTTCTGACGCAGAGGATGCACCGATATGACACACCCAAATCTTACCACTGATGTTTTTGAATACCATCACCCAGACCTTAACGCACCGATGGACGTGACAATTGCCTTCGATTCTGTCTGGAGATATGCTAACGGGCGGGATTATGAGACACTAAGTCCATACATTGAAGCCGTATACGTCAGGAATATCGACATCATGCCAGTATTATCTGATTGTCTGTTGAAAGAGATTTTAAACGAGTATAAGGACCAAGAAGATGACCCATACTGAACGAACAATCTGGATTTTTGGTTCAATCTCTGCCGTGGCCCTGTCTGGGGTCATTGGATACCGATTGAGCAGTCATTTAAACGATATTGAGCATCAGGGAGCACACTCCCGGTGTTATTCCACTAGACACTCAGACACCTATGTTGCTAAACTAGGGACAGATGAGTATGTGTGCTTTCGAGAGGACCATCATCGCAAGAAAATCACCAAATCTCTAATTGTCATGCCCGATAGGGCCATGGAATAGCCCTAGAAGGCTCTTAAACGGGCCTAGGAGCGATTATTTTCAAAAGTTAATAGGGAGGTAGCCACCATGCACTGCAAAGCCTGTGACACGCTTTTAAACGATTTTGAATCGACCAGACGGAACAAGTACACCCACGATTTCATCGACTTGTGCAATCATTGTTTTGATGGGATCAAAGGCACAGTACCCGTCATTGAACGTAAAGACCTTATGACCAGTAGGGACTATGATGACGATCTGAACACCGAAGGGACGGAAGATGTACTATATAATAACTATAGAGTACATAGAAGCATAGAAGACATTAATGATATAAATCATTAATGATTATTGTCTTAAATTAACTTTAAAGATAAAGGGGGAAACCATGACAGACGAAGAACTTGCACAACTAGGTGAGGAATGTTGGTATTGGTCTACAATCGATGATATTGGTCTCATGTTCACCAAGTATGGGAAGGAGAAGGTCTTAACCGATGTTGCCAATGTCTTAATTGCTAAGTGGGAAGCACAGAAGGCCAAAGACGAGGAGGACATTTGATGTTGTTGTCTCTCTTTGTTTTTGTCTTAACCATCATTAAACTGTCACTTAAGTGACAATGGAGTACTTATGAAAGTCATCATGGAATACACATTACCAGAGGAATCTTTCCTGCTGAAGTGTGCTGAGGAAGCGGTGAGCAACAGAATGCTCCTAGAATCGATCAGAAGCACCCTACAATCGCATGAAAACTATGGGGTAGGAGCAGAGATAGCCTTGCAGGAAATAAAGGCTCAAATGAGGGGTTTTAAGTGATTCACGACACCACCTCAGAATTCGTAAGGCACATAGCCTGCGAGCACTGTGGCTCTTCTGACGCCAATGCTCTCTACTCAGATGGGCACACCTACTGCTTTGCCTGTGGAGTGATCGAATCCTCAGACGAAGATAGCACTTATCAACCAAAACCAAAGCCAGAGATGAAACTAGAAGGCGAAGTAAAACCGATCTCAGATCGAGGCATCACCCGAGACACCTGCGAGCACTACAAGGTCACTCAGACAGGCCAGAAGCATATCTATCCGTATGCCGATGAGACTGGCGCTTATGTGGCCTCCAAGGTGCGTACAGTGGCTAACAAGACCTTCTCGGTGGAGGGGCATTGGGGTAAATCTACCCTGTTCGGTCAATCCCTGTTCCATAAGGGAGGCAAGTACGTCACACTAGTGGAGGGTGAATTGGACGCACTAGCGGCCTTCCAGATGCTGGGTAGCAAGTGGCCTGTAGTGTCCATCAAGAACGGTGCTCAAAGTGCCCTGAAGGACTGTAAGGCTAACTTTGAGTGGCTGGATTCTTTCGAGTCCGTGGTGATCTGCTTTGATGCTGATGAACCCGGCAAGAAAGCAGCAGAAGAGGTAGCAGAACTATTCGGTGTTAAGGCCAAGATTGTTAAACATATTCAAGACTGTAAGGATGCCTGTGACTATCTTAAATCTGGTGAAACGAAGTCTTTTGTCGATTCTTGGTGGAAGGCTGAAACGTATGTCCCTGACGGAATTGTTGCTGCCTCATCACTTTGGGAAGAAGTAAGCAAACCAGAGCAACCAGCAGAGGCTCTGTATCCCTTCAAGGGACTCAATTCCCTGCTGTATGGGTTCCGACCGGCTGAGTTGATTACAGTCACTGCAGGCTCTGGACTGGGTAAGAGTCAGTTCCTACGAGAGATTCTTTTCCATATCCTGAACACCACGAAGTGGAACATCGGTGGTATGTTCTTGGAGGAATCTGTACGCAAAACTGCTCGTAGCATCATGAGTTTGAAGGCTAACAAGCTATTGCACCTGCCGGACACTAAGGTATCAACTGAGGAGTTACACGATGCTTTCAAGCATACTCTTGGGACTGATCGTATTTATCTTTTTGACCATTTCGGTAGCACTTCTGCTGATAACATTATTAATCGCATCCGGTACATGGCAAAGGCTTGTGATTGTCGCATTGTATTTCTCGATCATTTATCTATCATCATTTCTGGTCAAGATAACGGAGACGAGCGCAAGGCCATTGATGTAATGATGACTCGTTTGCGGACACTCGTGCAGGAACTTAACATTACATTGATTGTTGTCTCGCACCTGAAGCGTCCTAGCGGTAACCAGGGTCACGAGGATGGGCAGGCAGTGTCTCTGAGTCAACTGCGAGGCTCAGGAGCCATTGCACAGCTCTCAGACGCTGTTATTACCCTTGAGAGGAACTCCATGAGTGCAGATGCTGCTGAGAGGCACACCACCAAGGTAGCAGTGGCAAAGAACAGGTATAGCGGCCTCACTGGGCCTGCCTGTGACCTGCGGTATGATGTGGATACTGGTAGAATGTACGAAGTTAAACTGGAGGATCTATGAAACCTAAAATGCAGATTTCATTCTCCGGCGGGCGTACCAGTGCTTATATGACAAAGAAACTTATTGATAATCTTTCAGATCAGTATGATTTCATTGTAACGTTTGCTAATACAGGCATGGAACACCCTAAAACACTTGACTTTATCAGACATTGTGACGATATTTTTAAATTCAACACAGTCTGGTTGGAAGGAATTGTTCATTATGACGAGAAAAAAGCAAGCACACATAAGATCGTAAATTATGATACTGCTTCAAGAAAAGGAGAACCTTATGAGGCATACATTAAAAAATACGGTATCCCTAACACAGCTTTTCCACAATGTACCAGGGAATTGAAACTGAATCCGATGCAGTCTTATCTAAAGTCTTTGGGAATTAACTATAAAAAAATACCGACAGCTATTGGAATTAGGTCTGATGAAAAACGTAGAATTTCTAAAAACGCTGAAAATATTAACATAATTTATCCCTTGATAGATATGTGGCCTACAGATAAACAAGACGTTTTAGATTGGTGGGAAGATCAACTATTTGATTTAGAAATTGAAGAATTTGAAGGTAATTGTTTAGGTTGCTTCAAAAAATCGTTTAAAAAACACTTCATGCAGATTGATAAAGACCCTAGTTGTTATGATTTCTATCGTAAAATGGAAAACAAATATAAAACAGTTAACATTGCAACAGGAGAACGTGTGTTTTTTAGGAGCAATACTAGCACTGAAGGTTTGTTTAAAATGTATAATGAGTTTAAAGAAACTGAACAAAAGCTTCCAAAGCAATATGATTTGTATGCTAATGGAGGTTGTTCAGAGTCCTGTGAAGTTTATGAAACTATGGAGGAACTATGAAACAGTCAGATGGCGGTAAAGGCAGCAGTCCTCGCCCATTCAGTGTGTCCGAAGAGGAATACGCACGGCGCTGGGAGGCTATCTTTGGTAGGGAAGACGTAGAGAAGATTGTTGATGACGCTAAGAAGTATCTTGAGCAGACCAAGGAAAAGAAAGATGATTGAACACATCATTGTCGGGTCTACAGGGGTGGGCTACGCTATCGTAGGCACTCTCCAGTGGCTAAAGGGGGATCTACCTAATGGTATGATCTGGGTTGGTTATGCTTTTGCTCAGGTGGGGCTATGGATGAACCTAAAATGAATTCAAAATGTATTTTGAATAACAGATTGAAAGGATTTCAATCGTGAACAGAGACAAACTATCAATGTGGACGTATTGGCGCGACAAGTATGATTATGAACATGCCGCCGAGGTTTACTACCCTGCCACTTTCAAGAGCGACCCTGTTCTTTGGCTTGCTTTGAAGCAGCTTGCTCACGTTAAGGCATCAATCGATAAACGAATGGAAGAACTTTCGACAGAAGCAAGGAGCCAAAATGATGGACATTGACACACTCGTGGGAAGGTTAATTGACCTTGAAGGCAAGTATTATGAGTTACAATCGAAGTATCAGACTCTTATCCATCAATACGAAGAACTGAAAGCATCGCATGAAGATAGCACTGGACAATGTAATAAAGTTCTTGACATCGAAGAGAAAATAGAGTAAGATGATTCTTTTTAGGAGAATCTTATGAAGATGAGTAAAGAATATGCCCGTGAATGGAAACGTAACAGGCGTAAAGATGAAGATTTTAGGAAATCTGAACTTGAAAAAAACAAAAAATGGAGAGAGGATAACAAAGAAGCTATCTCTGAACAGAAAAAACAATATTATGAGCAAAACAAAGAAAAGATTAAACAAAAGAAAAGAGAACTGTATGAACAACGAAAACAAAGATTGCGAGACGATGAATTAACTCTTTTAGTTAAACAAGAAGCTAAAGAACTTGCTAAAACGAGAACTAAAAATACAGGCGTAACATGGTCTGTTGACCATATCGTTCCAATGCATGGAAAAAACGTTAGCGGTTTAGATTCATGGAGTAATATACAAGTTATTACTTTAGATGAAAATAAACGGAAGTACAATAAATATGAAGATTGCACTTGACATTGAAACCGACCTCAGCCATAACATTATATGGCTCGTAGTGACCAAAAACCTTGATACTGGAGAAGTGAAAGTATGGAAAAATCCAAATGGCCTAAACGACTATCTAAGCAAGGCTACACGCCTGATAGCTCACAATGGGATAAGCTTCGATTTCTATCACTTGAACAGATTGTGGAACACGAAGATCGGGTTGAAGAAAACATACGACACATTAGTAGCAAGCAGGCTCTTAGAGCCAACGAGAGAGAGCGGACACAGCTTGGAAAGCTACGGAAAGCAGAGCGGTAC